ATATACAACCAAACTTACTCGCCAAAGCTAAAGGGATTTCAGGTTCTACTGATATAACTGCACCAATATCAAATATCAACGATGGATTTATAATACCGCCTGAGCAAAAAGGTCAAGCAGTTGAAAAATTAATGAAAGGTAAAGATTCAACTACTGGAAAAGTCGATTTTAGTACGAATATGAGTCAAGCTGTTGGTAAAGGAACTTTAACACCTGATATGACTCCAGATATTGGAAAAGAAGAAAAAGCTGCTGAAACTTCAAAGTCTAGATTTAATGGGTATCTTACACCCGATAATTATGTGTTTGAGTCTATTGGATCATATGACAAATTATTAGATTATCTGGAAGGAAGTGTTAGATGTAATACTAAAGGTGCTCGAGCAGTAACTCAATTGCTTGTTGATTACACAACTGATGATTATGTTTATGCTAAAGATGCAAAAGGTTTACAGAAGCTAAATAAAGAACTAGATTTAGAATTTACAATAGAAGAAGAAAAAAGTAAAAAAAGTCCAACAGAAGCAAGTGCTTCAGCTCGTAGAATTTTAGAAGGTCCTGATGCAAAAAAATTTGGAATACAAGCACACTTTGTTATAAAGAGAGACGGTACTGTACAAAAAGGTCGACCTATAGACGAGATCAATGATGAAGGAGTTTTTCCAGCAAGATTTGATAAAATGATATATGTTGTTTTGATAGCTGGTGAGACAAATCCTGTAACACCTCAACAAGCTGCAGCTGTTGATCATGTTATATCTGCAGCGTTTGTAGTTATGCCACAAATTTATGCACTCGGTATTAATGAGACTGATCCAGAGGTTGTTGGGCCTGGAATAGATATATCTGCTATTAGAGCAAAATATAATAAAATAATAGCAGGAACATCAATAACAGAGTCAATAGATCCGGGTGATAAAACGAGAGAGGAACTTGCAGTTGTTAAGTCACCAGAATTTGTTAAAACTGTTCCTACAAAGCTCAGTGATATAGAAAAAATTAATCCTAGCAAAATTACAAAGGAATTTGAAAGTATTGATGAAACAACTGGTATCAAAAAACCAGTAAGCATTGATGAAGCTACTGCTGAAATAAAAACTACATTAGAAGATATAAAATCAGGAAATATAGATATTCAAAGTAATCTAGATGCATCTAAAATAAAAGCTAGAGGTGAAGCAAGTAAAATTTTAGGTGATAATAATGCTAACGCTCTTTTTAACAAACTAGACGGAAGTATGGGTAATGTTGACGGTCTTATTAAAAATTTAAATATTAATAAAATTGATGATTTAACAAATAGCATAAAAAATGCTTTCGGAGTGAAATAAATGGCTTTTGAAAATAGAAATAGTAATAAGCTTATACCGGGCGGTATTAGAAAAGAAAATGGATTTGATGATCCTAATGAAGCATATCCTAAAAAATCTTTCTTAAATACTTCTTCTGTAAATGAAAAAGCAAGAGGTACAAAGAGAGTTAATGTAGAGCTTGGAGGTGGTAATGCTGATCTAGATCTCGAATTAAAAGATGAAGCAGCTTCTACATATCCAAACAGTCAGGTTAAAGAAACAGCATCAGGACACATTGTTGAGTATGATGATACTCCCGGAGCTGAACGTATAATGATACGTCATAGAACTGGATCAGGCGTAGAAATGCGCGCAAATGGAACTGTAATATACGGATCAGTAGCTAATACAATAAGAGTTACTGCGCATGACGAAAAAGTTATTGTTGATGGCGATGGAGAACTACATTACAACGGAAACTTAAAATTAAAAGTTGCAGGTGACTTTGATTTAGAAGTTGGCGGTGATTTCAATGTAAGAGTTGACGGAGATGTTGATCAGACTATTAAAAGAAGTTATAAACAAGATATAGGAAAAAATAAAGAAGTAAAGATTATAGAAAGTAGATCAGAAACAATAGGTATAGATGGCACTACATTTATACACGGTAATAGTACAAATACAATCAAAAAATCAAATAATATATTTGTAGGAGAAGATGAGGCTCATAACATCGGTGGTACTTTGTTTATGACTGCAGAAAATGAAGTTTCACTGTCAACAAAAAGCATAAACGCTACTGCGTCTTCACTTGCAGTTTTAGGAGATAGCGGAACAATAGGTGGTGTAAATATGGTTTATTATGGTCATACAGCTCATATACCAAGAATTAATGCAACTTCTGTTCATGCTTCACAAGGCGTAATTGCTGATGTTGGAATGACTGCACCAACTTTTAATGGTAACTTATCGGGTAATGCAAGCACTGCAGGAAAATCTGCTGTAGCTTCATTACTTGGAGCTGGAGCTGGTAGCTCACAGGATACCGTAACAATAACCCCAGCAGCAGATTCAGATACGTTACAGCCAACAACTTCTATCTTAAATGAATTATTAGAACAATCAACTGTTGCTATAAAAAGAGTTGCTATCGATACATTTGGTGGATTATTTGATAGACTTAATAGAAAAACTCATTATGGCGGACTATCAACTACCGATTTAACTACACGTCAAGTTAGATCTAAGCTAAGAGATCCTAATGCACTTAACAATGAAAAGTTTACGAATGCGTGTCAAGCAGAAGGGATATTGTCACCATTCTTTACAAGACAAGCTATACTTACGACTGATAGAATTGTTTCTGGAAAGAAGAGTTTAAAGATACCAAGCACTATTATAGGTAATCCAGACAAACCTATGGAAAGATTCAAAGGAGCACCAATAAGTGTAAAAACAACTGAAGCTTTACCTGAACCAAATTTCAATCCAGTATTTCAAGATGAAATTACAAGTAGAACTAGGTTGGCACCTGGTATTACTATGGCTACTTTCTTAGGTGGTTCTGGAGATCCTGTTACTTTAACTCACATACTTGATGATAACGTAAGATTAAAACTCGCAAAACAATATACTTTACACGCTCGAGTATTAAGATCTGTTAACTCATATAACGCAGTTAAAGAGTTTAAAGATTTTAGGTTACAAGTAGTTGAAGGATTATATAGAGCTGAAGAAGGCGAAGAGCTTGATGTAAGTGATGGACTAAACTATTTGATGTCAAGAGGAAGAGCCGTTGTATACGAGTTAATCAATATGAGAGGTGAAATCGCTATAGAAAAAACATTTGATTTAGCTGTATATTTAAAAGATACACTGAATTTTGAAAAGCTTATTTTAGATTACGATAACTATAATCCGGATGGATCGTTAAATGCTCAAATTATAATAATAATGCCTGAGATAACACCACCGTGGACAGTTACATATAAGAATGAAGTTGAAACTAGATATAATAACTTTTCTCAAGTAACAAATGAGCTTATGGAAGCGTTACCCACTACATAACTGTATAAATAGAACAAAGGAAATAATATGCCGGCAAGAGCTTTTTCAATAGAGGATGGAAACTTAGGAAGTAAGACTATACTTACTGCTCGCACAAAGTCATCTCAAGATATTGACTTATCATTCGCTAAAAAGCCATCTGGTGACGTATTTAAAAAAACAGATGCGGCTGCTGTAAAACAAGCAGTTAAAAATTTATTACTTACAAATTTTAGTGAGAAACCTTTTCTTCCAAGATTCGGTGGAAACTTAAATTCATTATTATTTGCACTTAATACAGACATAGATGATGAAGATTTAGAAGAACAAATAATTAATGCTATAGAAATATATGAGCCTCGTGCGCGAGTTACTAACATAAGTAGTAACTTAAGTGATGATGATCATCAAATAAAAGTTACAGTGACTTTTAGAATAATTAACACAAACGAAACTGTAACTACAAATATAGATTTAACAAGGTTAAGATAATGGCAACAACAATCAAATCAACTCAACTAGACTTTGATACTATAAAAAGCAAATTAAAAGATTATTTAAAACAACAAACTGAATTTGCTGACTATGATTTTGAAGCATCTGGATTGAGTAACATATTAGATGTATTAGCTTATAATACACATTTTACTGGTTTAAATGCCAACTTTGCTTTAAATGAGTCTTTCATAAACACTGCACAACTAAGAAGTTCTGTTGCCGCGCTTGCAGAAAATCTTGGTTACGTTCCAAGATCTTATGTATCGCCTGAAGCTTCTTTAAACTTATCAATAAATATTACTACAACTCCAAGACCTAATGCAATAGTATTGCCGCGAAATACACAGTTCACCACTAGTGTTGATGGAACATCATATACATTCCAAACTAGAGAAGCCTTTACGGCAAATGATAATGGTTCTGGCGTTTATCAATTTTTAAATAGCACAAGTGGAACTGCTATACCGATTTATGAAGGAACAGAAAAAACAAAGACATTTTTTGTAGGTGATACAACAGACACACAAATATATGTCATACCTGATATTACAATGGACACTACCACTATTAGAGTTCGTGTCTTTCCTACAGCATCATCTACTATCTTTGATACTTACACCGATATTAAGAAAGCAGTAAAAATAGAAAATGACTCAACTTATTATCAAATTAAAGAAGTTCCTAATGGATATTATGAGTTAATATTTGGTGATGGTACTACTACCGGAAAAGCGCCAGTTGCTGGTAATAAGATAATAGTTGATTACTTATCAACACAAGGTAGTGCAGCAAACACTGCTAGTACATTTACTCCGTCTTCAACAATAACTATTAATTCTGTATCTTATAACATAACAACTGTTACAGAATCAAATGCAGCTGGCGGCGCATTTAAAGAAAGCATAGAATCTATAAGACAAAATGCTCCTATAGCTTTTACCTCGCAAAGAAGATTGGTCACAGCTGAAGATTATAAAGGACAAATATTATCAAATTTTAATGCATATTTAGATGATGTAACATCTTTTGGCGGTGCTGATAATGTTCCACCAATTTATGGGCGTGTTTATGTTGGCTTAAAATTTAAAGCTGGAATAACTGATAGCACACAACAGAGCGTAAAAGATCAAATAAAAACTGATTTAACTGATAATATGTCAGTAATGTCAATTACAACAGAGTTTGTTGATCCTATAACAACAAATTTACAACTTACAACTACTTTCAATTTAGATCCGGATTTAACGAGTGCTACTGCACAGTCAATGGGAAATTTAGTACAAGCAAGAATAAATACTTTTTTTGCAACTGACTTAGAAAGATTTAATAAAGTTTTTAGAAGATCAAATTTACTCACTATTATAGACGCATTAGATCCTGCAATTTTAAACTCTAAGATAGATGTTAAGATGGTTCAAACTTTTATACCAACCAATAATATTTCTCTTAGTTACGATATAAATTATCCCGCGAAGCTTGCTCTTCCAGCTGCGGATTTACCGGTTTTAAGTTCATCAGGATTTACTTTTAACAGCCAACAATGTTTTTTACGAAACAAATTAAACAGTACAAAAATACAAATTGTTTCAGTTGATGGAACTGTTGAAAATGATAATGTGGGTATATATAATCAAGATACAGGCGTTATAAGTTTAGTTGGATTTAAACCAAGTTCTATAGATGGAAGTTTCATATCTGTAACAGTTACTCCAGCAAATCAAAATACTATAAGACCATTACGTAACTATGTTCTCGGTATTGACACATCGGCTTCAACATCTAGAGCTCTACTTGATTTTCAAAATACACAGGTTAGCATTTAATGTCTATTAATCATCGCAGTAAAAGAAGGCTTAAGAACTTTCAAGTGCGGAAAGTGCGTGAAGCTTTACCTGAATATTATACAAGTGAGTATCCGACTCTCGTAACTTTTTTAGAAAAATATTATGATTTTTTAGATTCAGATAACGGAACACATTCTTTCGGCGATGATGTAAGACAGTTGTTTTCTAAAAAAGATGCAAGAGAAATGCCTAGTGATCTTATTAATAATGTGGTGAGCGAAATTGCTGGTGGATTAAAAACAGGTGAAAATTTTACTAGTGCAAGATATGCAATAACAAGGCTAGCCGAGTTAGCAAGAAGCAAAGGTACTAAATTTGGATTTCAAGAATTTTTTAGATTATTTTTTCAGCAAGTTGCTGAAGTTGAATATGGTAAAGAATCAATATTTAATGTTGGAAACTCTGCAAGTCAAATAGGTGTTGACTCATTAAGATATCTACAAGACGATGAGCTTTTTCAAACATTTGGCTTATTAGTAAAAACTGGAATCGATATAACTAAATGGTCAGAGCTATATAAAAAGTTTGTTCATCCTGCAGGATTTTATTTTAAAGGTGAAGTGGTTTCTGATACAGTTGGTTCTTTTAATATTACAGCGCCTTTATCACTTGTAGATTCATCGCCCGGACCAACACTTGTTTCTGAAGCAACTCCAGCATTCTCATTTCCTTTTGTTCAGACAACGGTGTTGATAGACTCTGGCGATGGTAAAGTTAGATCTAATTTAAATGAATTAGTAGAAGAGTATAAAGATATTACTTTATCACAACTTGATACAACTTATCACACATTACGTCAAATAATAACACCAAACTCATTTACTTTTGATGATAGTTCAATTAGAGATAGTGCTGAAAACGCTACACCAGATTTCTCAATAATATTAGAAACAATGGATAACGAAATATTTACTAGAAGAGTGACTGACTCATCTTTCTAGTATAAATAGACTTATTAGGATTTAACATGACTAGACAAAATATAAATGTAGGTTCAGCAGCAAACGATGGTACAGGAGATACCTTACGCACTGCTGGAACAAAAATTAATCAAAACTTTCAAGAATTGTACACACAACTTGGAGGTGATAGCTCAACACTAAGTACAAGAGTTATTATAAAAGATTCAAGTAGTATTGGCACTATCATATTTGAAGGATCTAGTACAGATTCGCATGAAACAAAATTAATTGCAACGGATCCTACAGTAGATAGAACTATTAGTTTACCAAATGCTGATGGTAATGTTGTATTAGATACTGCCACACAAACATTAACTAATAAAACTTTAACAACACCAACTATAGCATCAATTACAAATGGTGGAACAATTACTATACCAAGTGGTGCTGGTACATTTGCAACAATAGCAGGAACTCAAACATTAACTAATAAAACGTTAACATCGCCGACGATTAACACACCTGTTATCGGCGCGTCTTTAAATGATGCTAATGGAAACGAATTTATAAAATTTACAACTACTAGTAACGCTATTAATGAACTAACAATAGCAAACGGTGCTTCAACTACAGGACCAACTCTTTCAGCAACAGGGACAGCAACTGATTTAAATATAATATTAACACCTAAAGGTAAAGGATCTGTAAGTGTTAAAAAGGCTGCTTACGGATCCAACACAATGTCCGTAGACGGACAGGTTGATTCATCTGCATCTTTGATAATATGTAACAAAGGAAGTGCTTTGGCTGCAGATTTAGGTAGCGGAACGACAATAGGTGAATTTAAAATTTTTACGAATAAAGGAACAGGTACTGCGACTATCACTCCTCATCCGTTTGCAAATGGAACATCATTTAGTTTAACACAAAACAAAGCCGCACAATGTATCTGGGACGGATCAAATTGGTTTTTATTAACTACAGATTCAGCCGCGGTTGGTTTAAC